TGAGTTAATGAAAGTTACTGCATGGAATAGAAATGGAAGACTGAAAAGAATTATTGAACCAACTGATCTAGTTCAGAAAGTAATCATTGCGAATCCACCAAGGCCACTACCTGCAAAGTGCTTGCCTTCACTGGTAAAGATTAAAGATTGGAATCCTAACGATAAAGATCAGAAGCCATTGGTTAGGAGTCGAGCTGGGATTGATCTTAGTTATTTAACAGAAGCAGATTTAAAACATATTGCTCAACCTGTAAGCATCCTCAATAAGAACGAAAAATTTATAGATCCTTGGATGGTGAATAAGTTAAGAACTGCATGGGATGAAGGTATTAAGGGATTATTCCCTGTTGTTAGAGATCCAGTGGAAGCACCAGTTAAGGACGGATATTTAGCTGACGATGAATACAAGAAGTGGGTAAGAGCAAAACTAGATGCACAACAAGATCGAAACAAAGGTGCATTAGATCGAAAGAGAATTGAACTAGATCTAAGACAGTTAGAAGAAGTCGCTGGCTATCCTTGTTGGTTCTCTCATTGCCTTTGTTTTAGAGGTCGGATCTATACATCAAATAGATATGCCACGCATCAGGGGCCGGACTGGAGTAAAGCTGCAATTAATTTTGGCAAGGGTGAACGCTGTAGTCCTAGTGGTTTTGATGCTTTGTTAATGGCAGCAGCAAATCATTTTGGTGAGTGTGGTGAATGGTCAGAGCGTTTGAAATGGGGGAAAGAGAATGTTGCTGAAATGTGTGCGATAGCAAAAGACCCATTAGAGCAAGTTGGAATATGGAAAGACGCTAAGGAACCTTGGCAGTACTTACAAATGTGTAAGGCAATTGCTGATCAAGTAAAAGATAAAGGCTCTAAATGTGCAGTGCCTATTAGATACGATCAAACCAGTAGTGGGATAGGAATTAGTGCAGCCTTACTTAGAGATCACAGACTTGCTTGTTTAACAAATATTACAGGAGATAAAAAGAGAGATTTATATGAACACATGGCTGATCAACTTCAGTATTTATTGAGGTTAGATCTAAGTAATGGGACAAGATCAGAACAAAAGAAAGCTGAGTTTTGGTTGAACTTTGGAATAGATAGAAACCTAACAAAGATTCCTTGCATGACTACCATTTATGGGGCGCAGTTCCTAGGTATTGTTGATGGGCTGACTGCTCTATTAGAAGAGAACGACACAGATATAAGGATTGAACAATGGGAATATGCTTACTTAGCCCCTGCCAGATACCTAACTAGGAAATTAAAAGTTCTTATTGAAAAGGAATTAGCTAGTTGTTTGAACTTACAGAAATGGTGGAAGGATACATGTAAAACAATCCTGTCAAAGAATAAGAAATTAAGATGGACTAATCCTTATGGGATGCCCATTGAATTAGGCAGTGAATTAGATACAAGAAAAAATATTCATACGCTTACTAGAGGATCAGCTAAGTGGACAACGTGGAATGAATTTGCACATCCTGACGAACTGTCAGCACGAATAACAAATAGATCATTAATGGCTAATGCAGTGCATTTTATGGACTCTGGCTTTTGTATGAATATCATCTGCAAGTGTGCAGAACAGAACATACAACTACTCACAAACCATGATTGTTTTGCGACGACACCTACGCAGGCACACAGGCTACAACAGACATTATGCAGTGAGTTGAAAAATATATATGAACAAGATTATTTAGATTGCATTAGGGAGGAACTCGTTGCAAACAGTGGAGTTAAGGGGGTTAAGGGAGTTCCTTGTGTGGGTACGCTTGATGTTACAAAGATCGGTATCAACTCATATTGCTTTTCCTAGGTAGCCTTGCGTCTTATTACCTAGGTGTTAGGGTGAATCTATTCTGCATGACTGACTAACAAATGCCACAGACAATGACTTCCCCAGTGGGAGAAGCTTTATATCCAATGGTGCTAGGGCCAGCGAGACAAATGGAAAATGACCCAAAGAAATTTTGGTCAATGGGTATTCGATATAAAGTTGAAGATGATAATTGTCAGAAATTTATTACTTACATCAGGAATCAATATGTTGAACATCATGGGAAGAAAGCAGAGCATCCAAATGGGATGCCTTTTGTAGAGGAAATGATTGATGATGAATTAACTGGATATATAAAATTCAAATTTAAAAAGAATGAGCTAACAAAGAACGGTGATTTTTCCGGCGCACCAAGAGTTGTAACGGCTGACCCAAATATCAATTGGCCTCAAGACAAATTGATTGGTAATGGAAGTTTAGTAAAAGCTTCTTTTAGTTTATTTCCTTGGGAGATGACAAAGAAAGGAGGAGTGAGTTTGTATTTACAAGCTGTTCAGGTCTTAAAGCATGTTCCTTATGAAGCTGATGGAACAGATGCTTTCAAGGTAGAAGAAAAATATATCAAAGACATACCAACAGATGCAGGCAGTGTTGCTTCTACTAACCCAGATATAACAAGTGAGGACTTGGAATTTTGAGTGGGTTCGTGGAAGTCAGATGTCAGGAGTTCACTTTCTTTGTTCCATTAATGAGCAAGAAAAGACCTCGCATTGCCTTTAACAAAAAGGCTTACATGCCAAAGGAATACATGGAATGGAGGGAGAACTTAGCAGCACTGATGAAAGAGCAATGGACAGAAGAGCCATTAGAAAAAGTTGTTGATATTCAGTTTGGTTTTGTTGGCCCTGCCAGATCTGATGCTGACAACTTAATTGGTGCAGTCTTTGACACTGGCAATGGAATTATTTGGAAAGATGATCGAGTGAAAATCCTTCCTAAAGGTTCTTGGACTTGGAAGAAAGCCAAACAACAAGATTCATTTATTCATTTGAAGGTGTTTTACTAATGAAATGTCCCAATTGCGGCAATGAAAAAAGCCGAGTCCTAGAGACAAGACAAAGTGAGGGCTTTGATTTAAGAGTCAGACAGTGCAGCAAATGTGGTAAGTCGTTTAAGACTTCAGAGCGTGTCGCTGTTTATTCAGGTAAAACTTATGGATACGCAGAAGTACAGGTAGAAACTGAGCCTGCTATTCAAGTTGTACCTGAGAAGAAAGAACCAAAGGCAAAAAGATTTACGGCTAAAGCTGAACATGATTCCTTAAAAGTTATTGCACCAGAGGCATTAGCTGATGTCCTCGAATGGTGGAATGTTTCTAGATGGAATAAGCAAAAAGCAAAAGCTGTTTGGACTGAAAACGCTTTTATTAAATCCATTGAAAGGCTTGCTGATCTTCCGGCTTATCAACAAAAACTACTTGCAAGTAAAGGAGCCGAAACAGGTTGGCAGTCACTAGATGCTGACTACCTACCAAAGAGAGAACAGGTCAAGCCAGTTGATAACGGGAAGCTAGAGCCTAAAGATCCGGCAATGAAAGAGGCGTTAGCAAAATGGGATTAAAGAAAGAAACTTTCCTTGCGGTAGCTGAGATGTTGGCTTCTCATCTCAGATTAAAGGAAGCAGATAGATGGTCTATTCCTATCTGCAAATTGAAGTATGTGTCTTTTCAGTCTAGGTATCCAGAGGTAAACGATCAACAATTCCTATGGGCCGCCGAGGAGTTTGTTCAATCAACAAGTAACGACAAGTTTCTTAGGTATCCAACTTGGAATGAGTTGATGAGTTTTTTATATCGAACTGAGAACGGCACACCTAATAGAAGCTGGGGTTTTAGGGAGTCACTACCAAGAGCAATTCAACCAACGAAAGAACAATTAGCGTTGATGCCGGAGAAGGCTGAGTCGTTACATAGAGATACAACCGACCCACAAAATCAAGGGGCATACAAAACATATAAAGCAGCGTTACCAGAGGGGGAAACATGGAACCCTTAATGGACAAGAAGGAGATTATGAAGATCTTCTTACATGGATTGCTACAAGGTTATTGGTCAATAGATCAATTTAATAAAGACAATCTAAGAAACAAAAAAGATTTAACTTTGCCAAGTGATAAGTGGCTGAAAGCTCATCCAGAATTTGAAGACCCTACTTTTAGAGATCTAAACGCTTTTAACAAAAGAAAAAACAATGAAAACTTTTTCCGCTAGTCCCGGCAAAAAAGCCTATCGAGTTCGATTTATTTCAGCAGAAGGTCGAACCCAAGAAACAATTATGAGGGCCAACAATGCAGCATCAGCCAAGAAGAAAGTACAAGAAGTTTTTGAGGTTGAGAGAGTTATTGTCTTGGGTGAACTCTAATGCCTAAAGCTTTAATTGATGCTGAACTATTAGTCTTCAAAGCAATGTCAGCGTGTGAATATTACACATGCTGGGATGAAGAGAATCACCCTGACATCTGGACGTATGACTGTGATCATGCAGAAGCAAGATCTAAGTTAAAGGAATCACTAATAGAGATTAAAGAACTACTTCCTAGTCACATGCTTTTGATGTGTTATGGAGATCGTAGGAGTTTTAGATATACAGTTTATAAACAATACAAAGCAAATAGATTAAAGAAAGCTCGAACACTCCCAGCAGGGCATCCAGAATTTAAGAAGAGAGCTATAGCAGATCATCCATCTATAACCATGACAGGTGTTGAGGGTGATGATGTTCTCGGAATCCTTTACTGCCAAGGAGATGTCATTGTCTCTCAAGATAAAGACTTGCTTACTATTCCCGGTCTACATATCAGGGATGGAGAATTAATAGAACAAACACAATATGCAGCAAATCACGCTTTCTTTTCGCAGGTATTAAAAGGAGACACGGCTGATAATTATCCGGGTTTAAAAGGTGTTGGAACTGTAGGAGCAAAGAAACTATTAGCTAATTGCAAGACTGAATATGAAATGTGGCACAAGGTTTTAAGTGCCTATGAGAAAGCAGGACATGATGAATCTTTTGCTTTACAAATGGCTAGATGCGCTCGCATTTTGAGACAAGGAGAATACGACTTGGAAACTAATACTCCTAATCTATGGACTCCACCATTAAACTAACGATATGCTGCACTTATGCAGATGTTTGAATCACCCGTCACTGATGGTTTAATTAATAAGTTGAAGGATGCTTTTCCTAGCGTTCCTCTTCGATCAATGTCTCATAGAGAGGTTGATCATTTAATTGGCAATCAAGAGGTGATCGCTTATTTGATCATGCTTAAAGAAGAGTATGAAACCAATGAGATCAATCTAAACGAGGGGGTTTAAATGTGCTTTGGAGGAGGTGGTGGTGGAGCCACCATCACAATGCCCAAGACTGATGCTTTTGACAGGCAAGCTGATATGCAGATTGCTTTGATGGAGCAACAGTCAAGAGGTGCTATCAGTCTTAAACAGTCTGAACTTAATAGTGCCGTGAGAGGTCAACAATCAGCGTTGACTGAGCTAAGAGACTTTGAAATACAACAGGCAAAGGATACCCAAGCTAATGCTTCTCGCATGGCTGCTTTGATTGGCGCACCTCCACCAGACAAAGTAGCTCAAGCACCAGTTGTAGGTAGAGATCGTAAGGGATCTAAGCAGAAGCCTACAGGGAAGAAAGGTTTAACAATAAGAAGAAGTAAAACCGCCAGCCAAGGTCGTGGTACTGGCTTAAACGTATCTACACCATCTTATTAATCATGTGTTTCGGCGGTTCCCCTCAAGCTCCTAACATTGTCTACCAAGGGCCAAGTGAGGATGACATAGCAGCAAACAAAGCTCAACTTGACGCTTTTGAAGCTGCTTCTTTAAGACAACAAGAAGATTTTGCTAGTGCTTTACAAGTACAAATTGATGAAGCTAATACAAAAGCAGAGGAGACAAGACAACGGATTGAATCTGAACGAGCCTCATCATTAGCCAATATTGGGGCGCAACAAACCTCTGCCTATGCAATTAATACAAAAGATATAACGCCGGAAAATGCAAAGGTAACTAAGCCTATCAAGAAAAAGAAAGATGAAAGAAAAAGTACCTTAAAAATATCCACTGGCTCTGTTGCTCAAAAAGCAGGAACAGGTCTTAACGTAGGAGTTTAATTATGTGTGACGCTAATCCTGTCAAGGCAGTTCAAAAAATCACCCGTCCTATAGATAGGGCAATTAACTATGCAAAAACGAAAGTAGTTAATACAGCAAAAGATGTTAGTGGTTACACCGCTAAAGAGAATAAAGTAAAGGAAGACTTTAAAAGAAAGCAAGCAGAAGCAGAACGAATTGCAGCAGAAAGACAATCTGAACTAGACAGACTTGCATCAGTAAGAGAGGCGCAAGCAACTGAACAAAGAGAACGCATGACTCAGTTAATGCAAAGGCAGAAGGAAACAGAAGCAGAACAACAAGAAGAGGTAACTGGACTACAGGAAAAGCAAGCAACACAACTTGCTCAATTGGAGAAAGAACAGTTAGCAACTACAGCAGCAGGGGCATCACTCAGAGTTCTTGCTAAACAGAAGACAACAAAAGCTCCTACTGCACAGCAGTCAGGAAGAAGAAAATCAAGATCTACTGCATACCGATCACCTACTAGTCAGCTTAGTGTTGGCTCATCTGGCAGAGATGCAGGTGTAGGTGTCAACCTTGGAGGTTAACTATGAACACCTATGACTCTTGTGAAGCTCTCTACAAATCATCAGTAAGTGAGAGGGATTATTGGCTAGAGGAAAGAGAGGAATCGTGTAATCACACTGTTCCTTATCTTCATTATTCTTCTGATTACGAGACAAGGAATCAAGAAAAGAAAGTCTTGCCTTGGAATGGAATAGGCATGAAAGGTGTGCAAAATATTTCCTCAATGCTCATCACATCTTTGCTTCCAGCAACGACCACTTTCTTTCGTTTTATGATTGACGAAATGGAGATGGCAGATGATGAAAGGAGGTTATTAGAAGGTGGTGCAACACCAGAGGATATAGCGACAAGGAAGACAGAATTAGATTTAGCATTAGCAAGAATGGAGAGGGCAACCCTTCACAGTATTGAGACTTCTAATGATCGACTAGCAATACATGAAGCTTTGCAGCAGTTGATTGTTGGAGGAAACGCTCTTCTTTATGTAGCAGAGGAAGGTGTCAAATGCTTTGGTTTAAATAAATACATCATCAAGAGAGATCCAATGGGTAATCCCCTGTTGGTAGTTCTTTGTGAAAAGATTGGTATTGAAGCACTACCAGAGGAAGCAAGAAAGCTTGTCGATGAACAGGAAACAGATGTAGCTGGAATCATTGAAGGAGATCAAAACACCAAGTACAAAAGGAATGTAGATGTCTATACCAAGATCACATGGGAAAAGAACAGGGTTAGTTGGTATCAAGAAATTAAAAATCAAGAGATCCCCGGAACAAGAGGAACAGCTAATAAGTCAGAAAGTCCTTGGCTACCTTTGCGTATGTATCGGACTCCTGATTCGTACTCACCCTCATATATTCAAGCGACTTGTATTGCTGACTTAAAAACAGCAGAAGCTTTAACGCAAGCTGTTACTGAAGGTGCATTGGTTAGCGCACAGATCAAACATCTAGTTAAGCCATCAGGTGTAGCTAATCCTAAGAAGCTTGCGGAGTCAGCTAATGGTGCATACTTGGCTGGTAATCCTGATGATATTACAACCATCAGTGTCAACAAAGGCGCAGATATGCAGATAGCCCAATCATTACTAACTACTGTTGAGCAAAGGCTTTCACAGAGCTTTATGTTATATCAACCTAGACAAGCGGAGAGGGTTACTGCGGAAGAAACACGAGAATTGAATAATATGTTAGAAAGAAGTTTGGGGTCCGTTTATGGAATATTAGTAACAGAATTAATGCAACCTTTTGTATCAAGAAAATTATTCTTATTAACTAAGAAAGGAAAGATACAAAAACTACCAAATGATTTTGTGAAACCTGTTGTCAGTGTTGGGTATTCCTCTATTGGCAGACAAGCAGATTTAGAGAAGACTGCAAGATTCATGCAGATATTACAGCAGACAATGGGGCCAGAGAGTGTTGCAACTTACGTTCAGCCAAGTGAATTGATTAAGAGATTAGCTAGTGCAATGGGTATGGATCTAAATGGTTTAGTGAAGACTGAACAGCAACTAGCAGAGGAACAACAAGCAGCACAACAACAAGCAATGGTACAACAAGCAATGCAGTCAGGCATGGCTGACCCTCAGAAGTTAGCTAATGCTGCTGCTACGAGTCAGGAAATGGCTCAACCACCTATGGAGGAACAATGACCACTACACCAAACAACCAAACTGATCTATCCGAAATGGTCGCACCGGGCCAAGAGGATCTTATAGATAACTTTGTAAAAGAAGTCGAACAAGAGCAAGAAGGGTTACAAACACCAGAGCAAACGGAACCGCAAGATCAAGAAACATTGCTCGCAGGTAAATACAAAAGCAAAGAGGACTTAGAAGCAGCGTATCTAAATGCACAAAAAAAGATACAGGAACTTAGCGAAGGTAAACAACAAGAAGAGCCTTTGCGCTACACCCCCGAACAAGCGGCTGAGACATACGGAAAAGAGATGGTAGATAAGTTTACTGAGATGGAAGTTGATCTACCAGAGATCATGCTTAAGGCTGATAAAGGAGAAGATATTAGTCAGCATTATTCAAAACTTGCAGAAGGTTTTGGAGTACCAGAGAAAGCAGTTGAGATGTTTGTTCAAAAGAATGGAGGGAAGTTAGCCGAGGCAGAACAACAAGCATCAGTCCAGATGAGTGCAGCAGAAGAAGCTGGGATTATTAATAGTATTGGTGGAGAACAAAGCTTTAATCAGCTTTCAGAATGGATGAGTACCAACCTAAGTCAAAGCGATTTGGATGGATACAACGCTGCTGTGAATACGGGTAATAAGGATATTGCTAACTTTGCTATTACCCAGATGAAGTCAAGGTATGACGCTGCTAATAACAGTGAGCCATCTTTGATTTCAGGAGGAACAAATAAAAGCGCAGATGCCTTTACGTCAGATGCACAAGCAACGGCGGCGATGGGTGCTATTGATAAAGCAACAGGTCAAAGAAGGTATGATGTTGATCCTGCTTATAGAGAATGGGTCAATAAAGCAATGGCTAGATCTAGCGTTTACGGGGTTTAAGGTTATATTAATTGCATGAGTAGTTCTGCACTTGTGTAGTTTATTAAGCCTCCTGCGGGAGATACCTTAATAAATGAAATAAGTAATCAACGCTCGCAACTAGAAAATCAAATGGCTAATGCCAGTTTAGACCGTTTAGGTCAGATTAAAGGCGCAAACGCCGTAGACGCACTTTTTCTTAAATTAGGAATTAGTGAGCTACTTTCAGCGTTTGAGCGAAATTGCGTATTCAAAGGCAAAGTAAAAGAACGTGCCATCAAAGGTGGTAAGTCAGCAGCCTTAATTGGTAGGGCCGTTTGCTGGTAACAGCAGACTGAAAACAGGGTTAACTGCTGGAAGCCCTCTATTTATCGGGTAATCAGCAGCCAAGCTAGGTCACAACCTAGAAGGTTCAGAGACTAGGAAACGAGAGGCAACTCAGTAATTTTCCCACGAACGCCCTGCATCCAGAAATGGATGATTATATAGTCCAAACTGCATCAATAGTAAAGATGTAGAACTGAGAGATAAAGAGCTTTCAGGATAATAAATTGTTCCAGTTAGCGGAAGATCTGCGGCGGCGTATCACGTTCCGGGGCAACCGATCTTAGGGGCAACAAACTCACCCGGAGATCGTAACGAGCAAATTATCAATTTAGATGGGTTGCTTATAGCCGATGAGGTTATATACGACTTAGATAATTTGATGAATTTTTATGAAACCCGGCAAGACGTAACAAATCAGCTCGGTTTAGCTCTCAGTTACGAATGGGACAAGAGAGCAGCTAGGGTTCTTTATGCAGCAGCAAAGACAACAACTGAGCCGCTTGCTAAGACCATCAACGCTAACCGCACAGGTCATTCAGCGACCTTATCTGCTGGTTATGCAGCCGCTACTAAAAACGCCAAGGGTGATGAGCTAATTGAAAAGATTAGTTCTATCAAAGTTGAGATGAAGAAAGCTGATGTTCCAACAGAGAACTTAGCTTGTGTTGTTGGCCCTGATGAATACGATTATCTATTGGATTCAACAAGAGCGATCAACACTGATTTCAACAGTGCTGGTGGTGAGAACGGATCATTTAGCTCAGGCCGTGTTCTACGTGTCAAAGGGATAAATGTATATGAGTCAAATCATGTAACCCAAGCCTCATACACAAATGGCAC